TACGTAGTCTGCTGATCTTCTAGGGCTTCTTCCCAGTACTTCTGTGTGTAGTTGACGCCCTTGTCGATGGCGTTTTCAATGGCGTCTTCCCTAAAAAATGGCCGATTCTTTAGGCCGCGCATCTGCGATCTGCTCATGCGGTGCCGTTCGATTACATATTCGGCTTCTTCCATGCTCTTGGCGTCTGGATCTGGATAAAAATTCCAGATAGACACAGTTTCTATTTTAGGAATAGTCCTAAATTCCGGCGCATATTCGCCGTTTTCATCCCACTTAGGGTATTCCCTATCGTACGCAAACGGCCCCTTTAGGATGCCAGTGCCAAAAAGCGCCATATCAAACACAGTATTGCGCAAATGCGTGCTGGCATTGCTTTCATCTAGCTGGTCATGGATCATTTTTTCCATGCGCCGCGCCGTGTCCTTGGCTGGCTCAAACGTAAATGCCGTTGGTGTCAGGCCCGGCCCTTGTTTTAGGGCGTCACCTTCTATTCTTTCCAGAGTGGTTCTGTAAACTCCAAGTCGCTCATTGAGTTCTGGCCGCGCAATTGTTGATTTTCGGGCCGATTTCTTTGGCGCCTGTACTTCCTTTGGATCAAAATACACCGAATCTTCTGCGCCAATTGGAAAATTAGGAGTTTCAATAGCAATCGGAAACTTCGATCCTGCAAAAAGGACATCGACAATCTGTGCATAGGCTGCCAGTACCTTGGTTTTAGTTACCTTGATAAACGCCTGTGACTTTTCTTCGCTTGTAAAACGCACATCAGGGCCGTACAAGCCCCTGTAGTTACGGTATGCCTTTAGCCAGCGGTCTTCATCCTGCTGGCGCCACGTGTCTGATTTATTGTATTTCGATTCAATCCAATCGGTCAGCGCATAAAAATCTTCATCGCCTGCTGTACTTGTAGAATCTGGCAAGTACGAAGAATCCGCTGATTCCGCGTCTATAGGCTGTTGGGGTGCATTCCCCCTTGACATTAAAGCCATAGTGCTTACTTCCTTAAATATCGAATTGTAACTAGTACCCAAATCTTATGCTAGCAGGCACCCAACTTGTCTTGGCGCCCATTTTAGAATTTTCCCCACCCCAATCATCGAACGGCGATGAACCACGCGGCCGCGACATGATTCCGTAGCGTATGGAATCGTAGGAGTGGTCTGACGCAAAGCGCGGATCAATATCGTCTGTGCCTTTGGGGTCTGTAGGAATTACAGGTAAATCCGCAATAATTTGGCGGCACGTATTAAAAAATAAAATCTTTGGCGCATCTGTGGTATCGTCCACCTTCAGCAATTCATGCAAGCGGTTGCGCCCAGCCACCCGCGCCCCATTTGTACGATCTGATGGGCGCCAGCGGCACCCCATTGATATCATTTCTTCGGCAATGCTAGGGCCAATCTGGCCCCGATTGTGCCAACAAGACGAATCCAAAACGCCGTACGAAATGTTTTCGCCATCTTCGGCCTGCAAAATGGCCCGCGCCAATTCTTTGGCCGTATGTTGTCCCACATATAATTCCCTGTAAACATAGAGTGTTTCATATGCTGGGTCAATAGCGTACCAATGCACTGCGCTGTACGAAGAATAGCCAAAGTCGCACGATCTGAACCTGCGCCACGTGTGCGGTATTTCAAATGGCGCAATTACGTGCAGGCTGGGCCTAAATTCCTTGAAGGCCGCCCCTTCCGCAATTGCCCAATCCCCTTCCAGCAATTGGCGCTTCTGCATTTCGGGCAGCGACAGAAGGTTTGCTTCGTACGAACCTTCTTCGTATAAGTACGGATTGTCGCGCAGCGTGGCCGGAATAAAGCGCCGATAAAATAAAGGGCGCCCACTTCGCGCATGCGACTCTGGGTACACTAAAACTTTGCCCGTGTCAATGTCTGTGGCTGGAAATGCCTTGTTGGCTGGCGCAGGATCAATGAACATGCGCTTGACCCACTGATGGCCCGGCCCACCGGGGTTAGATGTGGCCCGCATATAAATGGGCAAGTCTGACGCCGTTGTACGAAGCCTTGAGCGCATATAGTTCCATGCGAACGGCGTAGGATGCTGGGTCAGTTCATCAAACCCTATGTACGAAAACGCTTGGCCTTGGTAGCGCAGAACGTCTTCTTCGCGCTCTAGGTACGTCATCCATAAGCGTGCGCCCGATGGAAATACCCACTGGCTTTTCTTTTCTTGCCACTTGGCGCCTTGATACGCCCTAGGGTACATTTCTTGGGACTTCCAGACCAATTCGCGCAATTCATCGTTTGTGCGGCGCAAAATCAGCCCATTGAATTGCTTATGCCCAAAATAGCGCATTGGATCGGCTAGCAAGCCATAGCTTTTGCCGCCACCAGCCGCACCGCCGTACAAGACTTCGCGCTCTGGCGCCGCCAGAAATTCTGTCTGGGGGCCGGGGTTTGGCTCAAAGATAATTTCTTTGGCTGCGGGCCTAGTTCGTTTGGGTGGGCTTACGTTATCTGAGGGTGTATCTGAGGGTGTATCTGAGGGTGTATCTACACTATCTGAGGGTGTATTCTTCTTTGCGCCCTTTGTACTTGGTTTATTTAGTTTATTTGGGGATGGCGCCGCCGCCGGATTGTTTAATTCTTTTAGTTTGGATTCTAGTCTACTTATTTTGTTGGCCGCCGCCCTGCGCTGCTTGCGCAATTCAAACGCCTTTTTCTGTACAGAATCCTTGGGCTTGAGCGCATCGCTTCTTTCGCGCAACAGATTAAGGCGCAGCCCTATTTCGCTGTCCGTTTCAAAGTTGTCTACCTTGCGCTTGTATACCTTTAGCCAGACATTGCGCAAAGCCGCTGCCGTCATGGATTTGCGATTTTGAAACGGCGGCTGGTTAATTAGCCAAGTAGCCGCTTCGCCAAACGCTACGCCTTGATTTACTTTGTCTAGCGCCTGATGAATTACAAGAACGCTAGGCCAGTGCGGCACAAAAATGCGCGCATACTCCTTGCGGCCCTGTTCGTCAAGGGAAGACGCCCCACTCTTTTCTACAAAATCTACAAAGAATGTATATCCAATCGGGATATGTATGGGGTTATTAAGGACTTTCCAGATGTCATCATAGATTTGCTGGGGGGTCAGGCCATCGTAGGCCATGTGGTCTAGGATGTCTGGGGGCGCCGGATTGGCCGGATAGAATACAGATGCCGCTATGCGCTTGCGTTCTTGTAGCTGTGGGCGTTCGCCAGAGTTGGCGCCAAGGATTTTGCCGTGCTTGGTTTTTTTGGGTCTTTTGCGGCTTTTGCGGGGCGGTGTTGTTGTCATTCGGCGGCGCCATCATAATCGTCATCGTCATCGTCATCGCGCTGCGGATTGACAAGCTTGGGCGGCAAGATGAACATGGCGCCATTGTTGGCCCCATCTGCGCCTGCCCCTGCTTTGATTTCTAGGCGCTCCTGCTTGATTACACCTGCGCGATCAAGGATTTCCTTGGTGGCCGCCAGCAAGTTCTTGGCGCCAAGGGCCGTAGGATCATCTAGGATCGACAAAAGCTTCTGGGTGGCCTTTGGCGCATGCAAGGCCATCATTAGCTGCGTGCGCTCCACGATTTCATCGCGCAAGGAAGACATGACCACGTAGGGCCGCGTAGTTCTGGAATAACCTGCGGCATCCATTGCGCGCCGCACATTGCCTTCATTTTCGGGGGCGCACAAGGCATCTAGGAAAGCTAGCTGCTGGTCAGAATATTCGCGCCCTTTTTTGAGGCCATATTCTTCGGGGATACTGATGGAAGACATTAATTATCTATTTCTGGTTACCACTTCTTACAAGACCAGTAGCGCGCCTTGGTCTTGGGGCCGGGGTTGTCGCAGTTGTGCCGCGCCCGAAAGCTTTTGCGGCGCGCAGGATCATCGCGCTTGATTTCCATGTTGGGGTCACCAAAGTTGACCTTTACAACATTGCCTGTACTAGGGTTCTTTACGTACACACTAAACTTTTTGGGGCCGTCAGGCGTACGAAAAGGCTTGTTGAGTGGGGCGCGGCGTGCGGCCGCTTTAGGGGTTTTAGTTTTTGCGGCCATTGCCATTGCCGTTATTTTTATTATTATTGCGATTGCGGCTATAGCGAATGTCTTCTTGTTCTGGGTTGTCGCGCTCCTTATTGTTTTTCATTACAGGGCCGCCTTCTGCCTTACGCATGTTTGACTTAGACTTCTTTGTTTTATATGCCCCACCACCGCACATAAAGGGCAACGGCGTACGGAAAGCGGGCTTGGCGTCTGAGGCGTCCTTGATGTCTTCATTCTGGGTGTTCTTGACCTTACTGAGCATGCCACCTTCGGCCTTTTTAACTTTATCAGTTTTTTTGGCCTTAGCGGCTGCGGCGGCCGCTTTTTTTCCTTGTTTTGTGTAAGGGTACTTCTTTCCGTTGACCATTGGCATGTGTGCGCTCCAAAAGATAAAGATATCTATTTCTAAAACCTATATTTACAGTAAGCCTTTCTTACGCCCATCATACGTAGCATAGCTTCTGAGGGATTACAAGAGGGGTAGGATTGCTGCTGGCAGGTTAAGCGCGCTGAAAATATCTATTGATGCAGATAAGACTTGACGGGGCGTTGAAGTTTCTGTATAAAAGGACTCAGGAACGTGTGAAGCGCTTCTTTTTTATTTTTAATAATACTTAAAGAGTACAAGTTATATATAGATAATTATAGATATCTATAGATAGTTATAGAAGATTATAGTTATTTATAGATAGTTATAGATAGTTATAGACAATCTATAGATATTTATAGATATTTGTAATCTTCTATAGACTATAGATATCTGTAAACATCTATAATCTATTGCGCGCCAGATTATTGTAGTTGTGTGTACCCCCCACTAGTGTCTTTTCTTAAATAGTTTTGACCTAATTTTAGGTGGTAGTGGTATACGGTAACGTACACCCCCCACCCGTCAGTCCGTCCGGCCCCTTCCGTCCGTCTGCAGACCGTCCGATCAGACGATTAATTTAGATTATTTTAATTATTTAAGTAATGCATACTACCTAGATTAGTTTTGTATTTCTAATTATTTAAATTAAATAAATTATTTAGATTAGTTTTGTAATTTGCATAAGTTTAGTTATCAGAATAAACCTAATAATATTAGTTGGTTAGGTTGTTTAAATAGTGGACAACGTATGCGGCCAAGATATTTGCAACTTAGTTGCATTTAAGGGGGCAGGGGGGCTGCGTGCACCATTACCATCCTACATATCCTAATTCATACAAGACCCGCCACGGCCCTTTTCACCTAGGCTCAAGGCTAATACATAGCCCTTGCCCCAAACGCCTTACAACGGCAGGGTCAAAGCGCTTACCAACGCGAAACAGTACAAGATCAGCCTGCCAATAAAACTAAAAGTATACTTATCTTATAAATATTATTTTTATTATTTAAACAACACAAAAAAAGCGGGCCGCAAAAATACAGCCCGCCAGATTTAATCTTAAAGCTTACAATTCAAACATTTGGATATCGTCCATATGCTTGATGTATTGCGCATGAAAAACTTGGCAAGCCCGCAGTGCTGGTGCTGCGCCCATCAATTTATAATTGGCAGGCGTTCGAGCCGTTGAAAACTGCAAAGAATCAGGCAAGCAGCGCCATGCTTCGCCAGCTTCCCGTATGCGTTCATAACCGGACGTAAATCTTGCATCAGGCTTTTCGTAGTCTACCGAAAAACAGAACGCCGGAACACGGCGGGCCGCAATCCGCTTGATTAACAAGC